AATGCCTGTTTGGCCTTGTCAATGCCTTTAGGGTCTACCTGAAAGCCCAGGCGGGTGAAAAGTTCCTCAATTACCATCAGCGTCTCCTTTCGTTCGCTTGCCGCATCTGCTCCATTTGCATCGCCTGGTATGCGTCCGCGGCGGCTTCACAATCGCGGCGCATATCGAGAATGGAATTGAAGTACCTGATGTCGTCCAGGTCCCATTTCTCGACTTCGCTCAAAGGCTGGCCCATATCCACCACCAGGCGCAATATGGGCCACATTTCTTCTACTTCGCCGGCGAGTGACCCGACAGAGCCAATCCGGGCCCAGGTATGGTCTCGGTGGGTTCGGCTCCTTCGGAGGTAGCGGTTGTTCTCTGCTGGAGACCAAAGCGAGCCGCCAACTTGAAAGGGGCCAATTTGTTGAACTTCCAGCTTTCAAGGACGATAGAATACATGGCTTCGAGTTCGCCCTGGAAAACGGCGTCGATGCTGGACGAATCCTGAATTTCTACGGGCGGCATACCGGGCGCGGTAATGGTGCAACCCTTCAAGGAATCGACCACGATGCCAACGGCCTTTTCGTCGGGCAAGTCGGCGAGCATCTCGATGATGCCGTCAATGATGGAATTAAGGTTCACATCTTCGGACAGCTTCGACAGGTCGATGCTCTTGACAAGCGGCAAGACGAGAGTGCCCACCCTCTTTGCGAGGGTGAAGGCCTTTGTAGCCGGAAGCGGACGGAACCGCACGGAGAAGTTTTCAATTTCTTTAGTAATCGGGGAGAGCATGGGTTAGTTACCTCCTACGAGGTTGGCACCGATGCCGGTATCGAACACCCATGCGCGAGTGTTCAGGTCGTCGCCGTCTTCCCATTCGGGATCCTTGCGAATCCATGCTTGCGGGGCGAAGAAAAGAGTCTTGCCGAGCAAGTCCTTGATGGTAAGCGGGAACACGCCGGCATTCGTCACCTGGTCGGCTGCGAGGGCGGCAGAAAGTTCGGCGTTCACGGTAGCGGTCTGCTGGAGCGTGATGGTGACTTCGAAATCGCCCTGGTTCTTGTTGATTCGTTCCACATCGCCACCGGCTCCCTTGGACTTCACGAAAGCGTCGCCGGAACGGTTGACGGAAACAAAGGTGCCTTCGGCATATCCGCTAATGGGAATGACGCCGAAAGTGATAACGACCATTTTAGGGTCGTATGTCTTGACGGTTAAATCAGGTGCGGGCATTTTTGGCCTCCTTTAATTACACGGAAATAGTGCCGTTGATGGTGACACGATGGATAGCACCCTGGTAGAGTGCGGTAAATTTGACGTCCGGCAGCTTGCGGGCCAGCTTGTCGGCTTGCGGAATGTCGGCGTAACGCGGGACGGTCACGACGATGGAATCAGCCTGCAAGATACCGGCAGAAGCGGCCTGGTTCAGCACGCCCTTGACAAGTCCTTCGATCATGGCAATTCCCGTGTCGTCATACGGAATCTTGCGGTTGTTGACGAGTGCGGAATAGACGCTTTCGCGGAGTCGGGCTTCGAGCCAGTCCGTACCGATGATGATGTCGATCCATTCGCCGCTTGCAACCTTGCCTTCCTGGGTGATATTCACGCCGCCGACTTCGGAATAGAAGTTGCAGTTTTTGGCAACGAGCGCCGTTTCCTTGCTGGCTGTGATGTTGTCGGAGGCGACCCCCTTAAGCGTCTTGTAAGCCCAAGTGGAAGAACCCGGATCATACGGGAACCCTTCGCCCATCCATGCTGCATCGGGATAGTCCGCGCCCGTGGAGGGTACGGCGTGGAAAATAACGGCGGTGCGGTCGTAGCCCAAATCCTTAAGGGTGTAGGCCGGGTCGGTGTTCTTGGTGCCGTCGTAGCAGTCAACGTTTGTCGTCCAGATAATAGAGAACTTCTTTGCGCTTTCAACCCATGCGGCGATCGCGGAAATCTTGGCGGTCGTGTCAACCATGGCGGGGTCAACGACGAGGCCGTACCAGGAGTTTTCTTCGTCGCAAATTGCGTTCAGGGACACGGCAACGGTATCATCGTTAGAATCGGCACGGCCCACCACAATGCGGTTCACGGTAGGGTTCTGCGAGAAGATAGCGTTAGCCATCTTGTACACGGCGCCGGTTGTGCTCCAGCCATCATCTTCGAGAGCCTTTACGGAGCCGTAGGACTTGGCGCGGGTAAATGTGGACGGTGTACCGCTTGCGCCGGATGCGAAAGTGGAGAGAATTAGGGGAACATTGAAGGCGGCAACGGACACCGAGGTCGTCTGCCTTGTAATGTTGATATTCACGATGTCTTTATATGCCATATTAGGCCTCCTCGATTTCTATTGTAAATTCGTTGACAAGTTCTTCGCTCTGCACGATATTCTGCTGTGAATCCACGACAAGATCGTCCTCGTCGTCGATGGTTCCGAAAGTCTTGACCTGCGAGATTTCCACGCTCTCGATAGTTATGGTGCTTCCCTCATAGGCGCGAGCCCACGACATTGTAAGCGTCAAGAGCGATTCCTTGCGCCATTGCGCCTGTTGCAGTGACG